TATGTTCGTTACTGTTATCGGATCAACAGTCGGAATAGGTACACCAAGTAACAACACAGTTACATCTGCCATACTACAGAACGGATCAGTTACAACTGCCAAGATTGTAGATCAAAATGTAACTACAGCTAAACTTGCAAATGATGTAATTACTACACCTAAAATAGCTTTGGAAGCAGTAACTGGTAATAAAATAGCAGGTGATGCAATAACTAATAATAAAATAGCAGATAATACTATAGACTCAGAACATTACCGTGACGGTTCTATAGATACTGCACATATTTCAGACGATGCAATAACTGCTGACAAGCTTGCTAACACGTCTGTAACTGCTGGTAGTTATGGTTCATCAACTTCTATACCTTCTATTACTGTTGATGCACAGGGTAGAATCACAGCAGCATCTGGTAACACAGTTAACACAGATCTAGTCGCTGACACATCACCACAGCTAGGTGGTAACTTAGATGTTAACAGTAAAACTATTAATTTTGGTGATAGCAGTGGTTCTACAGATGACCGTCTAAAATTTGGAAATTCAAGTGATTTACAGATTTATCATAATGGTAATGAATCAAAGATAGAGGAGACTGGTACTGGTGGACTAAGAATAAATACAAGTGCCTTACATGTAAATAATCAGGCTCAAAATGAAACTGTAGCTAGTTTTCTTGCTGACGGAGCCGTAGAGCTATATCACAATAACACTAAAACTTTTGAAACAGCGGGGCATGGAATAAATATTACAGGTGGTTTTATAGCAACTGGTAATAGTCTTGTAAATGATAATGCAAAAATTCAATTTGGTAATGGTTCAGATTTACAAATTTATCACGATTCAAACAATAGCTGGATTGCTGATGAGGGGACTGGAAGTTTAAAAATTAAAAGTGTTGCTGGGTCAGTTCAAATACTTGGCACAAGCAGCAATCATAATATGGCAGTTTTTTCTGTTAGTGGGCCAGTAGAATTATACCATAATAACGTTAAAAAGCTTGAGACAGGAGCAGATCGAGTAAATATTGAAGGACATTTATTTGTAAATGGAGGAAATAGGTTATATGTACAAAACGGATTTAGCAATTCTGTTTCAAGTATTCGTAACGCTGGCGGTTCTAATGATGCAAATTTAGAATTTCTTGTTAAAAATCAAGGCACTGAACAGGAAGCATTAGAGATTACAAATGATGGTCATTTACGAATATTAAATAATGGCAAAAACTTAAAGTTTGGTGCTAATGATGATTTAAGGATTTTTTCTAATGGTTCGGATTCTTTAATTCAACACCACAATGCAACTACTGGTAATGATTTAAAAATACAATCAGATACTAAAACAATATTTGGAAGTGTTGGCGGTGCAGAAACACATGCTGTTTTTGATGATGACGGCCCAGTAGAATTATACTATAACAACGTTAAGAAATTTAATACTACAGATGATGGTATTACTGTTACAGGAAGAATAAAAGAAACTACTAAACCAGTATTTAGAGCTTGGAAAAGTAATGCACAAACCATACCAAATGCCACTAATACAAAAATTAGTTTTACACAAGAAACATTTGACGTTGGAAGTAATTACAACACTTCAAACTCACGATTTACTGCACCTGTAGCTGGTTACTATTGGTTTAGTGCAAACATTAGATTTAGTGTAAGTAGTGTTGGAAGATGCGATTTAGCATTAGCAAAAAATGGTGGATTTTCTAGTCAATATCCACAAGGAGGTCAAAACCAAACAGGAAGTAATGATGCTGGTATGTCATTAAACGGTTCTATGTATTTAGCTGCTAATGATTATGTCGAAGTTTATGCAAACCAAAATACTGGAAATAGTGTTTCAATGACAAATTCAAACAACATAAACAATATTGAAGGTATTAACCATTTTAGTGGATATTTAATTACGGCAGCATAAATTATGAGTTTAACACAAATAAATAAGGCTGGTCTAGATGAGATAGCTCTGGATCATGTCTTTACAATAGGTGCTTTAGGAAACTATAGTGCCTACACATTTCAAGGAGGCACAGGTGGTCATCCTATACGTATACAAAGTACATCTGGAGCAAGCGGTACTGCATACAACACTGGTGTTACGAACAATGCTAGTGCTGGTACAGTTATTGTAGAAGTACAACACGATGCTCCTGATATTTTATACTATCAGTGTACCAGTCACGCTGCAATGAACGGTATACTATACATTACTGGTGCGTTAGCAGACGGTGGTGTAACAACAGCCAAAATTGCAGATGATGCAGTAGACAACGACAAGTTAGCTAACTCTGTTGTAGCATCTATAGCAGCAAACACAGCTAAAACTACCAACGCTACACACACTGGTGATGTAACTGGATCTACGTCTTTGACTATTGCAACTGGTGCAGTTACTGAAGCTAAAATAGCTAACAATGCCGTAACAACAAATAAAATAGCTAACAATGCCGTAACAACAGATAAAATTTTAGATGATTCCGTAACTCCAGCTAAAATTTCTGGCATACCAGATAATAGTGTCAATTCGTCAAACATTACAGACCAAGCTGTAACACTAGCCAAACTACCACATGGTACATCATCTAACGATGGTAAGTTCCTACGTGCAAACAACGGAGCAGATCCTACGTTTGAGTCTATCCCTGCTAGTGGAATAAGCAATCTTGTAGAAGATACAACTCCACAGCTAGGTGGTAATTTAGATACTAACAGCCATAATATTCTTTTAGACGATAACCATTATTTATATCTTGGTGACACACAAGATGCGTCATTATTTAATACTGGTACTTATCTATTTTTAAAAAACTATGATGGTGGAGTAGCTATACAAGGTACAACTAGCATTAATTTACAAAAATTTAATAACTCTGATATAGGTTTAAAATACATTGTAGATGGAGCAGTAGAGATATATCACGACAACAGTAAAAAGTTCCAAACCCAATCTGATGGTGTTGAAATATTATCTACTGGTAGCTGGCATGGTTTAGAAGTTAAACACAGTAATGGAAATGTAGTAGCCAAATTACAAAACAAAGGTAGTGGTGATGAAGGCTATTTTGCTTTATATGACTCAGGTGGAACTGGGCCTTCAATACAGATGGATGGCGAACATGGCAGACTTACCTGTGATCAAATACGAATAGGTGGTAATGCTGATGCAAACCAATTAGACGACTATGAAGAAGGCACTTTCAGTGCTCCGTATTATCAAGGCGGTACTTTTCTTGCAAACGGTGATGGAAGATATACTAAAGTTGGAAATAGAGTATTTATTTCAATATTTGAGTTTGTTAGTGGTCAATCTACAAAACAAGATAAAGATATACTTTACATTACTGGCCTTCCTTTTTCTGCTCGAAGTGAACCTAATTCTTTAGGTACAATAGCTAGATATGGCGGTGGTAATCATCAAACAATAGGAACTGCGGAACATTGTTATATTGCACAGGGCGGTACTCAAATTAAATTTGATGATACTTTTAACTCTGGAACAGGAAACTGGACTGTATCATTAGTTTACGAAGCATCTTAATTAAAACAAATGGCATTAAGCGAAACAATAGAATACGACAAAATAGAAATTGTCGGTCAATACAAACACGTACAAGTACGTAAAGCGACAGTCATCCAAAAAGATGGCAAAGAATTAACAAGAGCATATGAAAGATATGTATTGTATCCAGACATGGATATAACTAAAGAACCAACCGAAATTCAAACTATTTGTAATGTAGTTTGGACACAAGAGGTTAAAAACGCATGGAAAGCCTCCCAAGAATAAAGCTTCCCAACATAGAAAAGATAGAAACAATATCTATACCACTACCTACTGCTGACGTTCCTAGTTACGTACCTTTGGTAGTACCTCCTAGCGATCTTAGAGAGCCAGAAGGTACAGAACCAGAGACTACAGAAGAAGCACCTACTGGTATTAGGCAAGTTGACATACCGTTTACGGACTTCAAAATGCCTTTACCAGAAAACGAGATACTTATAACGGCTTCTACTACAGCAGTCGTTTCTGTAGCTGCAACTCTAACTGCAACAGCAGCTTTTAAATGGGTTGTTACAGCTATGAAACCAATATTAAAAACAGCATGGAAGAAGATAAAGTTATCAAAGGACAACCAAGAAGTTTTACCAAAAAGCTAAAAGATGTTGTAGAAGATAAAGAACATCAAATAGAAATATTAGGTACTTTTGTAAGACTAGGTGTAGTAGTATGGTCTGGATTTATTATTACCATGAACTATGTAGATATACCTATGGTTAAGAAATCTGGTAACTCTGACATTACTTTTGTAGCCAGCGTTTTTACGGGAGCACTAGCTACATTTGGTCTTACCACTGGTAAAAATGGTGGAAGCAAACCTCCTGTATGTCCTATGGCAAATAAAGACAAACCAAAAACATGAGAAAATTACTTATTGCTATGCTACTGCTACCTGCAGGTGCATATGCTAATACCGTT